TCACCGCACCATGGTCTTACTCTGGCTGTACAGGCCGGAGGCGGCGAGGCCGGCGACTATGCCCAGGAGCACGGCAGCCGGCAGGTCGCTGCCACGGGCGGCAGCAATGCCAATATTCAGCGCCAGTCCCAGAATCAGGGCCAGGACAGGATACAGGCGCTCCTCCACGACCCAGGCTTTGGTTACCTGGACCAGCGCTATGATCAAGGGCACCCCGGCCAGTCCGATTACATCTGTGAGTTCCATTGCTATCCTCCTTTTACTTACGCCTGTGGTTCAAATGACAGAGATTCCAGCGAACGCTGGGTGACTATCCGGTCCTTCCAGCGTGACCCGAGCAGGAATGTGTTCCCTGGGCAGGCTGTGCCGAAGCCCGGAAGGGCAACCTCTCCGTGTCCCGCTATGGGAACGGGCCAGCCCAGGGCGTACTGGAGATTGGATAGCAGCAGGCGGGCAGCTTCCAACTGTGGTAACCCTGGTGATTGCCTGGTGAAGTCTCCGGCCAGACAGATCCCTATTACGTGGTGGTTCTGGCGGGCAACGTTGTAGCGGATGGTAAGGATATCCCCGACGTAGTCTATCCTGCCTCCTATGTGTACGAGGAAGTGGTAGCCGATCCCTGGCCACCCTAGTATGTTGGCGTGATAGCTGGCGATCTCCCTGGCGCTGTTGTCCCGCTGGACACCGGTGTGGTGTACGGCGAGCCACTTGAGCGGTCCACCTGGTCCCAGATGGGAGAGTGGGCGGGTTTCGTAATGCTCCGTGCCTGGGAGCTGTCCCCGAAGGTCTACGACGTTCGTGAGGTTGCCGATGGTGATGGCGTTGGGTGTGGCCATGGTGGTCCTCCTTTTTCAGCTCAGCCTGTGGACGGTTAGGAAGGTGTACGTTCCGGTGTTGTTGTCGTAGACGTAATGGTCGGCCTCAGCCGCGTAGTCCCAATAGGCCCATAGCTCCAGATAGTCTCCGGCTGCCAGGTAGAAGACGTCCGAAGTGTTGAGGGTATACTCATAGGCGGAGCTGGCCAGCATTCTGGCGCCGGCGGCGGTGGCGCCGTTCTTGCGCAAAACCATGAATAGATCGTCTCCGGCGTTAACGTTCTCAAAATAGATCTGGCCATGGGCCTGGTAGTAGCCGGCAGCGCCGGCGGTAAATCGGTAGTTGGTGGCGCTGTCGAACTCTCCCAGGCTGTCGTACTTCTCTACCTGAAGGGAAACTTTGGTCCAGGTAGCGTCCGGCCAGTTGGCGGACCTGGCTGACGGGTGGGCGCTGGCCCGCGACACGAGGGGCGGGACCGCTCCGTAGACGAAGGCGACGGCTGCGTCGGTCGGGTTGGAATCGTCGAGGAAGACAACTGCGACGGTGGAACCGGCAACCAGAAGGGTCTCGTCGAGGTCCTCTGCGACGGGTACGGATTCCAGGTAGGTGGAGAGTGACCCCATGATCTGAACGGTTGCGGTCCAGGTAGCAGCGTCAAAGGCTTTCAGGATTGCTTTCCTGATGCGTGGGGCCGGGGTGGCGGGACCTGGTGGTGTCATTTCAAAGCTCCATTACGCGTGGGGGCGGGGGCGTGACGCCCGGCATTGCGCGGAGCAGGCGGAGCGCAGCTGGCGGACCTGACGCTGGGGTGCCCAAGTGACATTAGCGCCGAGGTCGTAAGCGAAGGTCGCCAGGACCGCCGAGCGGAGCGTGCCCGAAGGGACGGCTCTCTCTGGCGGGCGAAGCTGACGGCCGGCAGCCCGACCGGAGGGGCAATGTGCATGTCACTCCTCCAGCAGCTCCGGCTCCCGGCCGTCCTGATGGTGCTTGACTCGGTTTCGCCCGATCTCCTTTTCATCCTGGTCCCTCTCCACAGTGGTAATCTCGTCCACGTCGCCGTTCGGGTGGTATGACCAGTCTGTTCGGGTTCGTCTCAGCACTTTGCCTGTGAGCCTGTCTGTGGTGAGGTAGACCCTGCGGACCTGGCCATGGGGTCCGTCCTCGCTGTCCTCAAGCTCGGTGTCTGTCTGCCCCTCCAGGATGGCAGCAATGAGCTGGGCCTTGGTAAGTTCCTGAAGTTGGGCCAGGGTCTTGGTTGTTAGGTCGGTTATCAACTGCGGCCTCCTCGTACCAGGCTGGTGTAGTAGGTGTTGGTCTTGGCGATGGCATATAGGAGGATCTCGCCGTAGGAAATGTAAACGCCGCTGGAGCCGTCGTAGACGGTGGAGCTACTTGTCCAGGCCGTGTCATAGGGCCAAGAGGGGAAGGCGGTTGGGTTAGGGGCCGATTTGCCGCTAGCCGTGCCCCATATGCCGGCAGCTTCCTCCCGGTTAGGGACTCGCCAGTCATTATGGCCGCCCAGGTTAGCCGCTTTGGCAGCCTCGCAGTAGGGGTATATCCCTTCTCCATTCCCGTTGGTGGTGAAGGGAAGCTTGCCGTCGCTGGCTGGGCCGACCGACGCGCTGACGTAGCGAATCCACATCAGGCCGGTTGCGAGATCGAGGACACAGTTATTGCTGTGGTTGTCCGTCTTGCCGTTGAGCACTATGGCCGTGGTCCCGCTGTACTGGCCGGTTGTCAAAACTGAGTAGGCCTTGGCTATGCCCATCTCGTAGAAGCCGTCGTCGTAGTTGCCTCCAGCGTATGAACCGGTCTGGCCGGTCTTGAGGGGCTGGCTCGGACGGGCGTTGTTCATGACTGCTTGGCCGATGAATCTCATAGTCGCTCGCCTCTATACGTCTATGGTCATGTAGGTAAGGTCGTCGCCGGCGTTGTCACAGATCCGGTAGAGCTGGTTTAGGTTGGCGACGGGGATCCATCCGGTATCATCGCCAGCGTTCAGCTCGAATCCGGTGGTCTGGTCTGTGGTCCCGTCTTTGACGGTTACACCAGCTGCTCCGAGGTAGACCCTGCCAACGTTGTCGTATGCGGCTTTGAATCTGGCCATGCTGCATGGAATGTCCGGAAGCTGCGTGGCTGCGGCGGCGCCGGCCAGCTCGCCGGAGTGGATAATTGAATGTGTTCCTACTCCCATTGTGGTTCCTCCTAGTGTTTCAAGTGGAACGGCCGTGGGCCGTCCTGGGCTGGAGGCCCTGCGAGGCCTCCACCAGTAGGGCTGTGCTCATGAGGTAATCGTCGTGGCCCTCTCGGGGGTCGACGTAGAATGACATTTGCTGGTTGGGTTTGACTGCGGACCTGGCCCTGTGCATCTGGTTCCAAAACTGCAGGGCGTCAGGATCCTGGCCCTGGTACATCTTCAACCTGCCGGCGTTAATGGCGGTGATCAGGTTGAATGCGAGACGAGACTTGGATTGGGCGGTGAAGTGGAATGATTGGACGGTATCCGGTCCGAGGATGGTGGTGAGGTAGGAGGCAACGCCACCACCAACACCGGTGCTGTCTACGACTACCCTCTTGCACCTCCATCTGCTGCGCACGAGATCGAGGATGCGGGGATAGAGCTGGGCGTGCTTGGTGCCGACGGTAGCCAGGTGCTCCAGTATGCGGATTTGGGGTTGCTTCGAGGTGAGCGGATCAGTTCCGAAGGTCAGTTCTGCTATGGTGAGAACCGTACTGTCCCGCTTTCTGGCCCGATCGGGCATGGTTGGATCGTTTGGGTCCTCGTCCTCGCCCGCCACATCGAGGCCGGCGATATGTATGGGGCCGGTGGGCGCGTGCTGGCGCGGGTGGTCGCCGGCGAGCTGTGCGAGCTGGATAGCGGAGAACATGCGCCCGCCTGAGCCGATGGTCTTGAGTGCGTACTGCGTCTGGAAGAGGGGGTGGTCCTCGCCCAGGCGGTGGCGCTCGGAGTCGACGTACTGGGCGTAGGCGGGGTTGTACTTGGCTACCTCCTGCCAGGGAAACTCGAAGTTTCGTTGCACGCCATCAGCGGATTCTAATTCCATGTTGCTCTGGCGGGTCTGCTCCAGCAGGGTGAGATCGTCCCAGGGGGTTCCGTACATGACGGTGGTAACGTTGGTGCTGGCGCCCATGGGCTTGAAGTCTTTGGTATACCGCTCTTCTATCACGTCCTGGGCCTCGTCTATCTCCAGCAGTAGGCTGGCGGTGTGGCCAACCACGGACGCACCCGGCTCTGCGGAGAGGAACAGTGCTCGAGCTTTCCCAAGTCGGATCCCGTATCCTCGCTCGGGGCGCCAGTGTCCGAGCAAGCCGGCATCGTTGAGCCTGTCCCTCAGCCTGTTCATGGATATGAGGGATTGGGGCTTGAAGGTGGGTGAGCCCTTGATGATATCCCCGCCACTGATCATGTGCATGGTGAGTAGCAGCATCTCCAACTGTGCCGATAGCTCGTTCTTGCCTCCCTGCCGGCTGACTTCGACGGTGAAGGTCAGTCCTTGCCGCTGCCGGATGCTGGTTAGCACGGCGCGGGCGACGGCGAGCTGGTAGGGGCGGAGAGGTGGCAATGGCATCAGCGGGGTGGGCTCACTCACCCTAACCCTCTCCCAGCGGGGCGAGGGGATAGTAAGTGCCGGTCCACTGCGGTGGGCGAGGGGATATTTGCTAGAACAGCTTCTCCCATGTCGGTGGGCGAGGGGATATTTGCCAGAGCAGCCTTTCCCACTGCGGGGGGCGAGGGAATAGTAAGTGTTGCTCCACTGCGGTGGGCGAGGGGATACTTGCTGCTGGTGGGGTGCGTCCTTCTTTTGGGCATATTATGACTGCGACGGAGGGGCCGCGGGCGCGCGGGGCGTTTCGCGGAACGACCCTATGGACGCCCGCTTGCATGGGGTTGAATGCTCGTGGGCGGGGTGGTGGGTCATACGTCCCCCACGATGGGCGTGCGCATAATAGGTGCGCACAGGCGAAATCCCGTCTGGTGGCGACCGCTCATGCGTCCCCGAGGGTGAGCGTCTGCAGGTAGACTCCTTTGGCGGGCTGATACTCCAGCCTCGTCCCGATCACACGCCGTTTCGCCGTGGCCAGGCCCGCCGTTGCGTCCGTGACGCTGACGACATCGAGGATCTCCTGCCCGACGTGCGGGCGAACGGTGATGGCGTCGGCCCTGGATGCCAGGACCTGGTCACGCAGTTGGGCTGCCGACCTGGCCAGGCAGTCGGCGGCGGTGGTGAGGTTAATGTCGTGGGTTTGAGCGGTCCGGTTGAAGACGAGGCCGATCTCGGTCCAGCTGAAGGATTCGGAGAAGTGGGTAAGCCCGAGGACGTAGGCGTGGTTTACCTCCTGGGTGTGGGTGCGGTACTCGGCCTCCAGGATCTGATGGTCTGATCCGTAGGTGTACTGGCTGGCGTCTGCAGCGCGAGGGTCTCTGAGGTAGGCGGTGGTGGATTTCATGATGATACGATCAGGAACGAGGGCCAGGAGCCGGAGTACGGCGGTGGCCCCATTTTCCCCTGGGTGGATGGTGAAGGCGGGCTTGAGGTTGTCCAGGGCGGTAGAAGTCTGGCCGGTGGCCGCGGCCTGCAGGCCGACCCTGGCCAGGATCCAGGTGAGAATACCGATAACGGATGTTCCTCCGGAGGCCCAGGTTTTCTGGCTGCGAGCCCTCCAGTATGACAGGAGTCCCCAGGCGTCGACCGCCTCAATGACCAGCTCTGCCATGGGCTGGCCCTTCCTGGTGGTGTGGGTGTAGGAAATGGATTCTATCCAGTATGGGGGTCCGCTGCCGGATACTTCGGAGCCGGCTGTGGTCTTGTAGCCCGGGTCGATGTTCAGGAGGGAACCGCGCTGGAGCTCCAGGGTGGCGCCGGATCCGAGGGTAGCGTAGGCGCCGTCGGAATTGTCCAGCCTGATAGTGGCCTTTCCTCCGTCCAGGCTGGCGGTGGCCACCAGGTGGGCAACGCGGGTGGTAATGTCCAGGCCGGTGCCGGAGACTACTGGCGCTCTCCAGACGCCGGCGACGGTGGAGGCGTAAACGTAGCTGCCGGTGGTGTAGGCCATAGCCAGGCCGTAGGTTGCGGGCTCCAGGTTGAAGGGGACAGGCTCTCTCCAAACCGCGTCCACGAAGTTGACTGATGGTGGGGTATGGGTGTGATACGGGCGCTTGTAGGAGGTGGTGCCGGAATAATACTCCTGGAAGAAGCAGCGGTAGGTTTCTGGCTGCGAGAGTGCCGGGTAATGGAAGCTAACCCCGCTGCCGGCTGATGCTGCGGCCGCCTCGGTTAGCGGTCCCCAGGTCCCCACAGCGTAAGCGTCTCCGTCGCCGTATATGCAGCTCCAGACCTTGGGGTGGGTGGTGGTGACCTGCGTTCCGGTGATGATGAGGTTGTAATCACTCGAATAGACCATGGCCAGGCCGGTGATGGTGGCCACTGTGTTGGTCCAGGCGGTCTCCGCTCCCCAGGCTCCTCCGGAGCGTTTGATGGTGTAGACGGTGTTGGATCGTTCATAGACGGCGAGGACCTCTCCACTGCCGCTGATAGCAGCGGCCAGGGCGTGGGTGGCAACACCGGCCGGGGTGATTGCGGCCCAGGCGGACCAGGTAGCTCCGTTATCGGTGGAGCTGCAGGCGTAGATCTCGCCGCCGACGTTGGGCCCGTAGAAGGCCCAGGCGTTGGCTCCGCTGGCGCAAATGGCAACGGTGGTTACGTTAGCGCCGGCCGCGGCCGGCCAGGTGGCCCAATCTGATGCTCCGGAGGGGCTGGCGGTGCGCTGGATTTGGACCTGGTTGCCGGCGGTTACACGGATCCGGAGGATAGAGCCGTCGCCGGCCTGGGCGATGCCGGCGAGGTTCTCGGCCTCGACTCCGGTATAGATGCGCTCCCAATCCAGCCGGCCGGTGGCGCCGATCTTGCGGATAGCGCGGACGCGGAGGTACGGCGACGCAGAGGCGGACTTGCCGGCGGCTGTGAGAGTCGCCGATATGGTCCTCATGGCAGCGCTGTTGTTCGGTGGTTGTTCAATTGTTGTTCGATGGTTGTTCGTTGTGCTTGGTGGTGCTTCATGGTGCTTATTTAGGCCTGTGAGGTATGGTAGCGGGCTTATGGGTCTTCGGGTCCATCTGGCCTGGCTGGTGGGCCGGCATTTCATCTGATACTTCGCTGCGTCTCATTGTGGCCCCGGGTCGGTGGACTGCGATTGCGCCGGCGCCGATGGTGCGAATAGGCTGCTGGAGCGGACGGACCCCTTGCGCCCCTTCCTGGCGATCTCCTCCCTGAATTGCTTGAGGGCCTCGGTGCCCCATGAAAGGTAGTTCTTCCAGGTGGCCTCTCCTCCGACGTTAACGCGGTTGGTGGCGTAGCTGGCCCACTCTATGGCGGCCATGGCTGCGGCTCCAAGTGCGACCAGGTCGTAGGTCCAGGTTGGAAGGGTGGTCGACGTGGTATCCAGGGTGTGGAGCTGGTACCAGTAGAGATACACGTCCTCTCCGTTGGCGGCCGGGATATCCTCTCCCATGAGGGTTAGAACGTTGTTCCAGAGGGAATACCTGACGTAGGTCCTGGGGAAGTTGCCGGCGGGGTATTCCACCGCCGCGATCTCTACCAGGTCCGTGACACCGACGGGTAGGGTAATGTCTCGGGAGCTGGCCACGGTATCGAGGGTGGTCTTTACCTCCCTCGGTATGTGGAATGAGAGCTCTTTGACCGCCTGGGCGATGTGGCGGTTAAGGGTGGCGTCGGTCCACCGGTAGTTGGTGGCGTCCTCGTCGTGTAGATCGATCCTGACGTATCCCCGGATTAGTGCCTGATAGTCTGTCGGCATGCGCCTCCTCCATGGGCTCCCTCACCCTAACCCTCTCCCGCTGCGGCGGGCGAGGGAATAATAACTATTGTTCCACTCTCCCACTGCGGTGGGCGAGGGAATAGTTGATGGGGTGGGCCGGTGGACGGGGCGGGCAGTCCGTCCACCGGCCCGTTGCTGGGTCTTATGACCCAGTACCAAACGGTGCAGGGCTGTTGCAGGCGGTGCAGCCTGCGTCCCTGGCCGGTTGGGGGCTATTGTTAGCCTTCCCTGGCCCAGGTACCTGCCAAGCGGGTGACTACCCAGCCGTCTACGCCGTCTGCCAGGAGGGTTACGAAGTCGCCCTTCTTGGCGGTGGCCTTGGTGTTGAGCAGGTCCTTGTTATCGGCCGGGGTCAGGCCGGCGCCGGAGATCTTGTCGGCTGCCTGGGGGCTGATGGTCACGAGGACGGCTCCATCGGCCCCGGTGTTCACGATGGTGTATTCCAGGCCGGGGGCGGTGGCTGGGAGTGTGACGGTCTTGGCGTCGGTGTCCACGAGCTGAATTACTCCGCAGTCGGCCAGGGCGAGGGTCTTGTCTGCGGAAACGGCGATGGTGCTTTCTACGTCCGAGAGGACCAGGCCCTCGTTAGTGCGGACGGACCCGTCAAGGGTGATATCGTCATTCCCGGTCCCGTCTGCGCTGATGGTGAGCTTGCCGTCTGCGTTGGAGTGCATATACAGACCGGAGTCCCGGAAGAATTGCTTCAGGGCTCCCTGTGTCATCTGGCCGCCGGTGATGTAGTTGGGGAATAGGAGCACCTCGGTTGCTGAGATGGCGACTCCGACGATCTGGCCGACAGTGCCGGCAGATGCGGAGTAGCCGCCGGCGGTGTCTGAGAGGTAGACGGGGTCTCCGATCGCAGCTCCGGAGAGGGCGCTGACGCGGGCGATACGGAAGGCTGTGATGGTGTCACCGCTGGCGCCCTTCTGGCCGGCTACCAGCTCTGCGTAGACTGAGTTATTACCGTCCGCCAGTACCCAGGTAGAGCCGGACTTGCCCAGGAGATCGCCGGGTAGGGCTGCAGCGGATAGGGCGACCTGACAGGGGGCTATTCCTTCCGCGATTACGCGGGAGCCGTCAGTAACATCTGTGAGGGATCCGCCGGCAATCGGCCGGTTGCGGTACCTGGGCCTGGCGACGAAGTACCAGTGGACCTCCCGGCGGATCCGGCGGGGCAGGTCTCTGAGGCGGGCGCCGGGGCTGCTGAGCATGGCCATGGCGAAGACCAGGGCCGTTATCATGGTTAGGATTGCGTAATTCACTGTCTCCCTCCTTTGGGTTGGGGCCGGCCGGCTGGCCGGCCCCAGCTTCACGTCCGCCGTGGGCGTCCCCGCGGCGGCTCAGCTTTGGTCTTGTATTAGTGGTGCATCCGGCAACTTGCTCGCACATCTGTCTTCGAGGTCGAGTCAGACCGCAGCGGTTTCCAATACCGCAGCGGTCTTAGCGGATGTACCAATTAGTCCTGGACTCCGGTGAGCATAGCGGCTCTGACGGTGGAGAAGAGGGCCAGGCTGCAGTACCACTTAACGCGGGTGCGGGTGGCGTCCTTGGTCTCCAGGCTGCCGATACGCTCCAACTGGATGCCCCCGTTGGTAAGGCCGGCGATGCCGTCCTCGCCGAAGCAGAGGGCGTAGATGGTGGAGTTAGTGGAGGTGTTGCCGTGGGTCTGCGTGTCGGAGATCCAGTCCGTGATGGCTATAGGGATGCCGTCGTAGTAGTCGATCCGGTGGCCAAAGGAGTCGACATCATTCTCGAGAACGCTTCCGACCGCATTGCGGAGGGTCTTGAGCTTGCGCCGGCTGCGCTTGCTCATGAGAAGGAGGTCCGGCTTGCCTCCCATGATCTTGTCTATGAGCTGGTCCAGCTTGGCCAGGGTGAGGGTGGCGCCGTTGGTGGCCATTTCGATGGTCTGGCCGGAGGTGATGAGCTGGTCCAGGCCGTCGAAGCTCTTGGCGTCGGTACCGGTGTTGCCGTTGATGAAGGTGTCCTCAAACTTGTTGCGGACGGCCTTGGCCTTGAGCTGCAGGACGGCTGCCTCCACGTCCTGGATATTGGAGCGGGTCTGGCGGATGTAGTTGTCCACGTCGGCGTCGCCTCCGAGGATCACCAGCGAGGTCTGCACCTGGGTAAAGGTGGGGGTGGACTCGTCCCAGGTGTCTCCTACGGAGTAGAAGGCGGCGTTAGCGGCGGCGTTCTCCCGGTTGTAAGTGAGGGCGTTGCCCTGGATCTCGATTAAGGGGAAATAATATTCCCTTCGCAATCACCCGGCCCCTGGCTGGCAAAACATAGAAGGTAAGAAGGGGGCACCCTAACACCGTTGGGGCTTTGATTTGTTTGTAATGCCCTCCTCGCTATAATCTGGCAGCGCTGGGACCAGAACTCTAGTGTGCTATCTAGCCTGGTCCAATACGTCACTACATCATCATGGACAAGAGGAGAGCAGGAATGTCCCGTAATAACTCCGGCGAGGGTAGTTTGTCCCAAAGGCCAGACGGGCGCTGGCAGGCATCGTTACAAGTTGATGGGGTTCGCAGGGTGGTTTACGGCAAGACGGAGCACGAGGCCAAGAAGAAACTGAGGCAGCTAAAGGCTCAGGCCGCCAAAAACAACTATTTATGCACACCCGGTCGGCGCACGGTTGGCGACCTGCTAAACCAATGGCTCTTAACGATGGCCCCCACTCTCAGGCCCAGGACCAACGCCGACTATCGCTGGCACGTAGACAAGTACATCCTGCCCAGCCTAGGCGCTATTCCTCTGAGCCGTCTGTCACCTGCGCACGTGCAGAAGCTCTACACCGAGTTGCTGAATCGAGGGTTAAGCCGTGGGGCCGTTATCGTTCACTGCGAGCTCCATGCCGCTTTCCGTCTTGCTGTTCAGTGGCGATGGCTGCCGGACAATCCGACAGACCGGGTAATCAAGCCCAAGCACCAATATAAACGGATGAAGATATGGAACAAGGACCAGTTAGCTACTTTTCTGGCGGCAACTGAGGACCATTGGTTGCATCCCCTCTGGATTGTCGCCATCGCCTCCGGTGCCAGGATAAGCGAATTGGTAGGATTGAAATGGGAAGATGTGGACTTGGTTGCAAGCACCTTGCGTATCTGCCGAACGCTGCAAAGAATAGGTGGTCAGTGGGTAGAAGGGGAACCGAAGACGCAGGCCGGTAGAAGGACCATCTCCTTACCACCAACAGCTGTAGAGGCGCTAAAGAAACAGAAAGCGATGACGGAAGAACGTAGACTCCAAGCTGGTCCGGGCTGGCGGGAAGACCATGGATTAGTATTTACTGGTGAAGTAGGCGGACCACTGCTTGCTTCTACACCGGAGCACGCCTTGCGCAGACTCTGTAGGAAGCTGGGGTTACCCCCTGTCACGCCACATGGACTCCGCCACCTGAGTGCAAGCCTGCTGCTGGACCAAGGTGTCCCTGTTACGGCAGTCAGCCGCCGCCTTGGTCATGCTGATGCTGGTATCACGATGAAAATATACGCCCATGCCTTCAGCCACCAGGACGACCGGGAAGCACAAGCCCTACAAGAGGCACTGGGAGCCCGCTAGCAGTCCAACACTCGACAATACATCATAGAAAGCGCAACGACGGCAGGAGTCCTCGACTCGCTGTCAGTCGGATATGCCCTCGGCTAGGGAGGCTTCGCCTGCTCGTTGGTCAATCACCGGCGTAAGACGGCGAAAGTTGAGATTTGCCGGGCGCTTTGGTACGATAATAAGAGATAGAGTTCGATAGGAGCAATGCAAGGCATGGCCTGGTGAGGTAAGACATGGCGTGGTAATTATCCAGAAAGGGGGCGATTACCATGCTATACCACACAAGATACCAGGCTAATAAAGGTGGACACGCTCCTGGCCACTTTCGGGAGGCTTTCCTGCGTCACCTAGAGAAAGTATCCCTCCTGGACGAAGACGAGCCGATACCGGAGTATGTCGAAGTAGGATACGAAGAGAACGAGCGGCCACTCAAATGGCTGCTGGGCCATCTTTGGGACTGCACAGACATTCTTCCGGGCGACGCCTGTCTGCTTCTGGGCATGAGCCGGGGCTCAACGTACGCCCAAGCTGTCCGTAAGATTGCGGCAGGGGAGCCTCCTTGGGACTGACCTGTGAAAGGTTTTATGAAGTTCCATGGGTGGCCAGCAAATTGGTCTCCCGAAAAGAGGGTGGCTCCGTTAACGGAGCCACCCTTCTCCTTCCTATCTTAGTCTGAGAGCAATAATGACCATGGAACCACTATTACTGAAGATTGAGCCATTTAGTTACGGCGCATACACGGAGCAAGTGTCCGATTTCGCCAAATGGGCGGTTGAGTACGTTCATCAAACCAAGATTCATGGTTCCGCTGGCTGGGTAACCCATTTCCAGGAATACAACTTCAATGGCGAGAAGTCATGGAAAGCAGGTGTAATAAAACGTCGAGACTTCAATAAGGAGCTGTTAGATAGCCGGAACGACAATAGAGGTTTGATAGAGGTAGCCAACAGAATAGTAGTCTGTTGGGGCGAAATCACCACAGGCTACAAGTGTCAAGCGGCTCCAAGAATACGGAGGGCGCTAAAGGCACTGGATACGGAGCCGGATGGTTCCGGTTGGAAAGTTGACGCATCCGAGTTGTTCGGTTTCACTCCTACAAACCGCATAGCATCGAATTCCAAGATTTATGAGATGTATAGCCCGCACAAATGGACAATCTATGATTCAAGGGTTTCCATAGCCCTAGCTTGCCTTGTTCACTATTACTGGAGGGCAAGAGGGCGCAAAGTCAGACCGGACCTTTTGCAATTCCCCTTAGCGAAGAGTAGGACACCGATTAATCCCTACCCCAAAGAGTTTGAGTTTCTTCCCTCTGATGAAACTATGCAAAGTTTGTTGGCCTTCACTTTTTCGAGCTGGCTCTTGAGGTTAATAGCTGAAATTCTCAGGAATCAAGAGGGATATGGGAAGCCTCCCACAATTGAAGACCCCTCAAAGTACTCTCCGCTCGGAGCCAATTGGCAAGTATACCATGTGGAGATGGCGTTGTGGATGATGGGTGAAAACGGTGGGTGGTAAGGGTATTTTTGATAGTCGGCAAATCCGAAGAGATTGCTTAATTTCGTCTAATCATTGTAAACAGCTCGACCCGGTGAAGGAGATGCAAGGGTAACCGGTCTTCTTCTCTGGTCAACGCCTAAGGAAAAATACTTTGAAGTGCCTGGAGCCGCTGGCAGACTGACCTAACGACGCTACAGCCCAGTACAGTCGTGTCCGTTACAAATAACCCATTTCCCGAGCCAATGATACGAACCGTTCCTCAGGGATTTCACGGCATTTGATGCCCTCACGCCTGAGTATTGTTCTGAACTCCGGCTTTATCGATGGAGAAATGAGCCAAACTTGCCACCAGTCATCGGAGCTTTGGTTCTGGAGAGCATTCGCATATTCCTGGACTTGGGTTATGTCCGCCCTTGAAGCAGGGTTACGCTTGACCTCTACGGCAACGTATCTTCCAGGTCCTTTTGCGAAGACAAGGTCAAGCCTGTAATTCCCGATTGCAACTTGGCGTCCAACACATCTCAAATTCTCCCCCAATAGGTCAAAAGGGTATCGGGCGAGCAATGTTTCCATGTCAGTTTCCAAGAGCGGCCTGGTGTTAATTGTACTGTCGCAATATTCGTAGACCCTTGAGGGCGGTGTAGGTCTAAGCAGAGGGTACACAGCTGGTGCGTCGTCAGCTGGATACCTCTTGTCGAAACACAGCCACCATATCAACCAAATCAGAAGAGCTATTGCCCCCAGTCCAAGCAGAACCTCCCCAATAACCAACAGAGCGTGAAACGCAATCGTCAGAAACGGACGAAGTAGCCCCGACAAGCCCAGAAACCATTGGTCAAAATCCCCCTCTTGCCAAAGCATGAATACTACGAATATTCCTAGTAGCAAGCCCAACAGGCGAGACACCCTCTGATTCCTCCTCAGCCTTGCTTAATAACCCTCATCTTGCCATTTGTGCGGATTATTGTCTCGTGGCAACATACTGCGTGTAGTCCGCAGCTGGACTGGAATTGCGTATTCGGCCGGCGAATAGGTCTCTGGGTTGAACCTCCAACGTAGCGTTCCGCTCATTTAGGAACTAACCTCCAAAAGTGCAGTGGGACTCGGCAGTTCGGCGTGGTCGTCAGAGCCGCTGAAAATAGAACTGCATATTAGTCTGAATTCTGGGACAGTCTGCTGACCGTCCCCCATAGGTATCTTGTCGCACAGCTCATTGACAGCATCGCCAGAGGTTACGCACTTGCAAAAATGTTGAGCCTTGGAGGGCTTGTCCTCACCTTGGATGTTTTCGGGGTAGTAGTCGTCGATGCACCCTTTGTGAAGAATGAAGACGCCATGCTCCCTGGCCTCTGAGATTAGCTCTCGCTTTATGTCCTCAACCTGTGGGTGATTCTTCAGGATAGTTAGTCTAGGCTGACACTTCTCCACGTCAAACAAGCTATCTATAAGGGCAATGTCCATTTCGGTAGGAGCCTTACCGTTCCTAACAAGTCCGGCAATCTCCTTGAACTGTGCCCAATCCTTCTTCCAAGACCGTTGTCCAACAAGGTTCCTAATCTGTTGCCCCTTCAACGAACCATAAGTATCTCCTTTAGGCAGCAGGCTATCTACCAACCTCAGTAACGCCGCCCGTTTATCAGCAAGTTTCTCGGGGAGGCCCAGCTTGTTGAAGTCCTTGACTATAATGTCCAAGTCCGTAATTACGTAGGTCCTGACGTTGAAGCGCTCAAAGAACGTGCGGTATCTGGCGATGCTTCCTTTTCCGTTGGCCCTAACCAAGGCAGCCTTCGTTCGGCCAAAGTCCCAATCCGGATTCAATGTCTTAGCGATATGGCTAAAGCATATTAGGTCGCTGTCTCCTTCAACCAAGACCACCGTATCCGCAAAGAAGGCGACGTTGTTGTTTTCGAAACAGATGAGTTGGAACTGGTCTTTTGTTGCTACATCTTCCAGGTCGACGTACAGCGGCTTGCTGAAGGGCGCATCTTTTCCTTGGCCATTAGTGCTCTTGGCCATCTTAATGAATGTGCCCTCCGCTTGCGGCGTCAGGAACATTGGTGAGTGTGTGCTCAGTACAACTTGATGGCTGGCGGCTATTTGTCGAAGGGCATCAAACAATATCATTTGCGCAGTAGGATGCAGATACAGTTCGGGCTCTTCGTACAGGAACAAGAAGTGCTCTGGCGATACGGAAGAGGTAGGTTGGGTCTTTTGCCACTCTGGTTTGGCTTGCAGGGTAACGTATGCCCTCAGGATTGCGAACAAGACACCCCGCTTCAGACCGTCGCCCTTTGATTCCACGGGTCCTTCAACGCCGTCGTTAACTACAATTCTACTGGCAGACAGAACGGTCTTGATTTCTGGCGGCGGGATTTGAATCTCCAAAGAAACTGACCGGAAGTTCTCTTGGACATACCCTTCAATCGTGCGCTCAATTTCCTTGATTTCATCCAGGCGCTTGTCAACAACCTGACCCTCCTGCTCAACCCTATTAAGCTTTTCGTTCAACACTGCAAAGGTAGATTGAACCTCAGCCAGCTTGGGACCGATAACATTTAGCAGGACAGAAAGAATCTTCCCGAAAGAGGCACTATCACGTGTTTTGACTTCATCCGTTAGGTCTTTAACGGCAGGTATATAAATCGGCTCTGGCAACAGAGCCTTAATGCTATTGTCGATTCCAGTTGGCAGGTCAGACTCGCAGTTAGTCAATTGCTCCACCGGCATAGAGGCTACGTACTCATCAATTTGGTCCTTTATGCCGGTCTGAGTGATGGTAGATAGCTTTCCCTTCAGTTCGGGGAAGACTTCTTCTACCTTGTTCCTCAAGTTTGTACCCGAGAGGCCCTTTATCAAGCTGGCCACGGAATCTGGCCTGAAACGTTCTTCCAAAGGAAGAAGCCTCTCACATCTCAAGCTGGACGTTCCATCGGTCTTGTACCTACGGACTAGGCAGAGGGTCCCGCCGAAGCTGATGGAGCGTACACGGCCTCTGTGTTCTGGACTCAGTGCCTCCAGGTCCGCATCTGATATCTCTTGTATGCTCACCTTTATCATGACTTCTCTATGTGGGTCGTAGAAATCAGATTGTGAAAGCTTTGGCCCTTTCACCAGTAGCAGTAACGTCTGCAACAACGAAGACTTGCCGGAGTTGTTCTCGCCAATAACCGTACTGAACCTGGAGAGTGGTACATCTATTTCTCTAAGACTGCGGTAGTTACTAACTTGGAGCCGACTAAAATGCACTCTTCCCCCCTTCTTCAGACACGCAGCGAAATAGCCGTGTCAAATCGGTTCAGTGACTGGCGCACTTGCCGAGTTCGCTGACCATCCCTCAAGTAGATTCGGCAATCTGCCAGTTGCGGGTGGAGTCACGCAGGCGATTGACAGCCCCGGAATTGAGAGTTGGTCTTCCCGATACGGTCCGCTGGTGTGCCTGTGCCGCCTGGATGTCCCGCTCAAGGACCGCCTACCCGATGCCAAGATGGGCAAGTGCTAGACCCGTCCAGTGTGTGCGGTGTTGTTGCTGGAAAGGGAGGAGAATCGACGCAGTTAGGCTTGGTGTACTGCGCAGGTGTACGGGTACGTGTTCTAGTGGCGGTGGTCGTGGGCGTCGGCGAAGACCCGGTTGAAGTTAGTGGCGTACGTTGGAGAGACCCGCCTTCTGACAGACGGTGACCATCAATAGCGGTTTGGGCAAGAAGACCAACCCTAGCGGTCGCTAAAATTAGACCGACCGAAGTGAATACGACTCCCTTTGCTAGCTCCAGACCACGATTCGACGCCATGCCCGCCTCTTTATCCGTACCATCGGGGTGGATGGCTCTATTATAAGCAGAAGCGGAGGAGCGTCAAGCAATTGGTCGGCTGGCACCTGGTCACACAGCTGCAATCAATGTTGCTCGTGTCCCTGCCAGTCCTTTAAGTTTCCAATCGGACCAAGTCAGCAGCGGCAGGTAAGTGTTTGAAACACTAGGTTCAAGGGAGCTGCCGTACGTCTCGCTTTGTGTTGCCTAAGAAATTGTGCCCTGCTATTATGACCTTGGGTGGAGAAGATGGTGAAGGCAATTTCCGCTTTACTCAATTACCTAATTGTCGGGGTACAGTGTCGAGGTGGAACGCCAATCAAGACACAGGTAGTCAAGCTAACGTACCTTGTGGACATGGAATTTTACCGCAGGGTAAGAAAAACAGCTACCGGCTTGAACTGGATATTCTACCACTATGGTCCCTACACCTCTGAGCTTGAGCCAATACTGCGACGCTTACCAGATATCGAAACAGAAGAATTCACGTCAACAAAGGGCAGAAAAGGCTTTGCCTACAAGTCGGAGATGGATGCTACCGATGTCCGAGAGCAGCTCACTCAGCATTTCTCTTCCTTAGTCAGGAGCCTGGCTGACAGAGTCCTTGACGAGTGGGCACTCGTAGAGTTATGGGAATTGCTTGATTACGTTTATTTCGAGACCGAGCCGATGAAGGACGCCGAGAGAGGCGAACGTCTAGACTTTAGTAAGATTATCTCGCAGGTGGCGCCTCAGGAGGGCGCACGTACACCGAGCCCGAATGTCGTCTCCCGCATGCTAACTGCGGCTGACCAGTCTCGTTCTGCCATGCTCGACATGCAGACCTTGAACAGATTGAGGGCAATCGACGACCGCCAAATAAAGCGCAAAGTAGCAAAGCCCACCCCCGCTCCCTACGACGAAACCTACTGGACTGCGCTCGACATTATGAATGACGAGGACAGATAG